CCCCCTACAGCAAGACACTGGCTCCTTACAATTCGACAATGCGATTTCAGCCCTGGACCCCAGCCCGAAGCTGTTCTCTTTCTCAGAGGACAGCTGGAAGTTGGCGAAGGAGACAGCGGATATACTCACTGGCAAATCTACCTTGTTGTCTCCAGCCCGATGCGTCTCTCCGGAATCAAGCGAATGTTCCCCACAGCCCACGCCGAAGCGACGCGGTCGTCCGCGGCGGAGGCCTACTGCGCCAAAGAAGCGACAAGGGTCGAGGGTTCCATGTTTACCTACGGAAGTAAGCCCTTGTCCCGCGCCTCGAAGACCGATTGGGAGTCTGTCCGACTTCTCGCGACCAATGGTCAGCTTGAATCCATTCCCCCTGATGTGTACGTACGTTGCTACAACCAATTGTGCCGTATCCGTAGCGACCATTTGCGGCCAGTTGCTGTCGTCCGAACTGTTTTTGTCTTTTGGGGGGCGAGTGGAACTGGGAAGTCTCGTCGCGCCTGGGATGAAGCCGGTATTGATGCTTACGGTAAAGATCCCTGTACCAAGTGGTGGTGCGGATATAGAGGTCAGGAACACGTTGTTATTGATGAATTTCGTGGGAGTATCGGAGTGTCTCACATCCTGCGATGGTTTGACCGCTATCCAGTCTCTGTGGAGACCAAAGGCTCAGCTGTCCCTTTAGTTGCTTCTACTATATGGGTAACAAGTAATGTAGATCCTCGTGATTGGTATCCAGAGTTGGATAGTGAAACGAAGGCAGCTTTGATGCGCCGGCTTAATATAACTCACTTTAACTAAAATTATGGAACCTCTGGGAATAATGGGAGAGATAGGGTTAATATCCGGAGCACTTGACCTAGGCTATAAAGGCTACGAAGTAGCCGCAGAAGCCGCCGGTTGGATAACATTTGTCTCATCCATAATTAATCAAAGTGGAATGCCCCGAGGAAGAAGTTTGTCCAAGAGAGGAACCCGTTCAGCAAGTTCATCCCGATCCAGGGGTCGAACCCCTCCAAGATCGACTAAGAAGTCTCGAACTTCTAAAAGTCGTTCTGTCAGTAAGCGTAGACGTGCTCGTAAACCTGCTCGTGACCGCAAAGCTATCTCCGGAGTCCCAATTGTGGGTTCTACTATCCATAGTGGCGTTGGGACAATGTCGCTTTACTGCAATCTCTCTAAAAAGCGTAGACCTATTAAGAGTTTGGGTAACTGGGTATTTCACGAATCGTACACAACGGTCTGCTCATCTCCGGCCGGAAAGACCTCCCTTGACCCAATCTTGACTTTCTTGTCAAAGCCTCAGTTGACAGTTGGAAACAATACAATTGGGACTGGTGATAAAAGCAAAGCAACACGTTCTTTATTTTCAATGAACCCTTATGCGAATATTACTGGTTCAAATGATCAAAGTGGAGCATTGCCTTTTTGGAATGCAGGAGGAATCAATGTTAATCAGGATAAAATTCATTTGAAACATATTTCGTTTCAACTGGATATTTCGAACGTTACAAATGTGAATGTACACATGGAATTGCATGTGTATGTATGCAAAAAGGATGATTCAGCTAATCCCTATCAGAAATCAAATGCTTTGCTTGCTCAAGAAAATTGTCCTGGTACTTTATTTTCTGTAGCACCGAAATTCTATACAGCAGCACAACTTGCTGGGGCAGGAGTTGTTTACAATGATGCTGGTACGGGTAATATTAGTGTCCCGCAAAACAACATGGTTGGTGTTCCACTTGGATCAGCGAATGGATTCAACAAGTATTGGAAATCGTGTACTATGCAAAAGTTTGACCTTGCTGCTGCTTCTACGCACAAAATGAGTGGAAAGATTGTTTTAGATAAAATACTTGACAAGCAGTGGGTAAATAATAATGTTAATGACAATATCAAGGATTATACTATTGTGGTTGTTGCTCGAAATTACGGACAAGTTGTTATTGATACAACTGGTGGTGCAAACATCCCAACATATTCTTCGACGGACGTGGCTATATGTGCTCAAGTGGCGTATCATCTGAGTGCTGTGAAGAACAATGCAGCACGACTGAATCTTGAGACAGCGTCGTACTTTATTCCGACTGGAGCTGCAGATGTGGCCCTTGGCCACATCGGAGCAGGCGACACAGCAATTCAAACCGTAGGATTTTAACAAACTCCCGTCGGGAGGACCGCCCCGCGGAGGACACCCTAATAAAAACGATCTTAAATAACTTAAGTACGGGTAGGGTTAGGCAAGCTAGGGTTAGCACAGTTTAGGGAAAGACAGGACACGATTATATAGAACAGAGGACCGCTCGCCGGTTCGATATTCCTCTGAGCGAAGCGGGTGAGTTCCCGGCTTTGCGTCGCAGACTTCCCGAAGGGTCCCCGAAGGGAGACCCCGTAGGGCCACGCGGAGCGTCCCCGAAGGGCCCCCGGAGGGGATGTAGTAAGCACCATGAGGCGGAAGACGTGACTTGTCACGCCGCCGAACAGTATTACTTACTACATCGACGTGACATGTGACAAACACGTGGCACGTCATCGGCCGGCGGATAAATTAACTCCGACGTCCGAAACCGTCCGAGCGCGACGCGTCAAATTACTATATAAGGAGCGCTATTCCCACCAGATCTGGACCATAAAGCAAACTCTAGTGCTTAGACTGAGATCAAAATGCAATGGCCCCTCCCCCTACAGCAAGACACTGGCTCCTTACAATTCGACAATGCGATTTCAGCCCTGGACCCCAGCCCGAAGCTGTTCTCTTTCTCAGAGGACAGCTGGAAGTTGGCGAAGGAGACAGCGGAT